CTCAAATACGATAGTGAAGTAGCCATTAGCTCTTCTGGCGAGGCGTGGCATAAGTATCAAACTATTCTTCACGCAATACTTATTAAAACCTAATTCTGTATTGTTTTGCCATAATTTACTCCATAGGTCTATATTATATTATAGGTGCATTATAGGTGCAAAAGGCAGGATTTCTCCATAAACTCCATAGGATTACCATGAACAGAAAAGAAGCAGCAAAACAGAGAGTAAAAGACCCTGCTACGGGGAAATTCGCTAAAAAATATCAAGCGGGAGATAATCTAAAGAATGGGCTAAATCCTCAAACTGCGGCAAACAGTTCTTTTATAGCGATGCCAGAAATCAATCCTCCAATGCCGCCTAATCCTGCGGTTACACCAATGGCACCAGGAATATTCCACGTTAATACTTATCGTTCCATTGCTTCTACTCCTGGTGGCATCTACCGCAATTTAGATGAAGCCCTTCGTGCTTCTCCTGACACAGCCAAGGCAATGTTGAATGATGTGACTATAACTGGCCCATTATTTCAGCGTTGGATGAGTTTGTGTTCTTATAATGACGGTCTATATCCAGAGGACGAGAATGATCCCAAACAAGTAGCCATCTGTGAAGAAATTATGCAGGACATTGAGAATATTCCTCAATGGACTGAATTCAAAAAAAATCTTATGTGGGGTGCGTGGCACGGCAAAGCGGTCAATATCATAGATTGGGACTTTGGATATAAAGATGGCAGAAGAAAAATTAAAGCTCGCAAATGGTTCAACATTTTGGGCGACAAACTCATTTTCCGCAATAACGGAAGAATGGGTTATTTGGTTCACATGCCCACTGGATTCCGAGATGTAGTTTATTCGGATCGTGGCATGGCGGAACTATTTATGCCAGAAGACCAAGATTCCATTGTTCATCACAAATACTTCCTTACGGATACAACTTGGGATGAAAGCCAGTTGGCCATCGGTGTGGAAGGATTTGGCTACAGACATTATTTATACTGGACATATTGGCTCAAGCAAAATCTATTGGAGTGGATGTTAAATGCGATGCAAATCGTAGGTGCGATGGGTCTGCGTATTGGATATTTTGAGCAATCCAATCCCGAAAGTGAAGCCGCTGTGGCACAAGCTATGGCACAAGCCAACAACACGAACATTATTTTGTTTCCTCGTCCTATTGGTGACGAGAAACAAGGTGCTGGGCTGGAGATTATCAGTCCTCAGGGATTTGACCCATCAAGTTTCAAGCTATTTATTGATGATTATTTTGGCAAGCAGATTGAAAAAATGTTGTTGGGATGGGACTTTGAAGGGGACAGGGAAGACTACTACAGATTACAGTGTTACGATGCCAGAGGTTTAGAAGAAACTATCAGTCGTGATTTGGTGAGTGTATTCATTAAATACAACTACCCTCAGATTGATTTTGATGTAAAGTATAAGATTTCTGTTCCGTTTCCAGACACCAAATCACAGCGATATGTGGAGAATTGTCAGCGGGCATATGAAATGGGACTTCCTATTGGAGAGGCTGAATTTTACAATGCGTTGGGACTCACAATGCCTAGTAAAAACAAGAAGGTGATCGTCAAGCCAGCAAACACATTTGATAAAGGATTGCGAGAGGAACGTGAGGAGAAAGAAAATACTGGTCCTATGGCAGATGGAAACCAAGGCGACGACCAGACCATACGCAAACCAAAAGTTGGAATTGGGAACTTGGGACAAAACCTGAGCTAATTAGGAGCAAATATGCTAATAAAACATCGTAAAATATATACCGTCAATCCAGATTGTACACGGGAAGAGTTAAATGAATTGGTGGAGATCAACAATAAGCGTGTTGAAGGCGGCGAGGAATGCACGGTTTGCATTGGGCATACACAGGATTCCGATCCCGATACACTTTCTATTCCGGTTGGACATGCCGACAATTTTATTGCTGAAGGCGATAATTTATTTGCCGACTTAGAAATAGACCAGGAATGGGAAGATCACATTGAAAAATATCATTACAACAAAGTAAGTATTGAAAAATGGGTGGATGGCGTAATTCATCCCATTTGCTTGTTAGCACGCAATCGCCCAGCACTTGAACTTGGATTGTCTAAGTACCAAATGCCAGAGAGAGAAGACGAAAATGGGAAATTATCCCACGAAACCCTATATTACAAAGAACAAGAGGTAGAAAATATGAGTCCCGCAGAAATTCAACAACTATTCGTAGAGACATTGGAGCACAGTGAGTTTTACTCAAAGTTCTGTGATTTGCTAGAAAATGTAATTCCCAAAATGCAAGAGAGCGTCAAACACATGGAAGACACTATCGCTCCTCTTTTGGTTGAGGAAGCGGAAGAACCTGAACACGAGGATATTAAACCTGAACTAGAGGGCGAAGCCAAGGAAATTGAAACTGGCGGGGCTGATGACAAAGAAGAGAAGGCTGAGGAAGTTGCGGACAAGTCCTTAGACGCCGAAGAAGTTCCTGCGGCAGAAAAGGTAGAAGAAAAGAAAGAACCAGAAGTAGAGAAAAACGATATGGCTGGTATTTCTGCAAACAATGGATACATTGCCGATCTTGATAACGAAAAGAAAAAGACCAAGAAATATCAGTGTGATTTGTTAAAAGCAGAAGAAGAAAAGAATGAATTGGCGAAGAAATATCAAATGGAAGTTCGCAAGAACGAACTAAATGAATTGTCCAGGGTCTACCAATTTGACGCAGCCAATGAAGTAGAAATTGTTAGTTTGATGGATGATGATCAATGGGGTATGCACAAGAAGATAATTGCCACTCGTTATCAAAAACTTCCAGTCGGTCGTGTTGTTTCAGTGGCAGCGGAAGCCGAGGACAGAGATGTCAGAACGCCTGATAAGGTTCAAAAAGCAATTAGATTAGCGACGGATAAAGGGATCTCGTTTAAGGATGCTCTTCAGCAAGTGTAAGATATTTTCTCATTAAATAAGCCACGAACATAATGTTCGTGGCTTATTTTTTTCACTTTTATTTCTAAAGACCTTCTTAGTAATAGAGGAAGATTATTCTTTATTTTTTATAAGAGGAAAAAACTATGCCGAATATTCTAAGCGGTCCTTCGTTGAGTGCCGTAATTGGTTCGGGTACAGTTAGTCCTTCTCGCTTTGTGAGTTATGTTGCTTTGGCATCGTCCCTCACCAATCCGACAGGTGGTTTTACCGTAGAGGCATGTCCTAGCGGCGGAACTCCTTGTGGTATTAGCGAAATGGGCTCGCAACTCCCGCCTGATGACGAAAATTATTCGTCTGGCAATAGTTGGGCAACTGGACAGTTGATTGGTATTTACGGCGTAGGTCGTACAACTGTGCTGGAACTTGGCTCAACTGTGTCGGCCGGTCAAACACTATCTGCTATGGCTGATGGCACTGGCAGAGGCGTTCCACAAACTGCATCTAATCCTATTGGAGCAATTGCGAAACAAGGTGGTGTTTCTGGCGATTTAATCCAAGTTGTTGTGGAGGTCAACTAATATGAGTCAAAACTTTACTTATTCTAGTGCGAATAACGTTTATATTCCGACATTCAGTGCGGAAGCATCGGGTGCGTTGATTGTTTCTTATGCTAGAGACCCGAAGCGATTCGCTGTTAATCGCTATACACAGGTCACCAAGGTTGATCGTCAGCAAGGTAAGTACATTCGGTTAAATCCGTTTGACCAATCTAGGCTACTCACTTTGGATGGCAGCGATGCCGCTTGGGCAGATGGTGCCGATAGACCAATCAATAGTGATGTCCAGATGGAGTACCCCTTATATGGTACTACTCGCAAGTCATTAGGGTTCTATGTCGGTGATCTTGCTGCAACTCAAAGTGCTTGGGATATAGTGGCTGCTAAAGCGGCTGTTGTTGCCAGCAGAATGATGACTCTCCAAACTGCTGTCGCAATCAATGCGGCAATTACTGGTTTGGCGGCTAATACTGGTGGAACGACTTCTGGAATTGCTAATGTATTGGGTGGTGGATTATGGGATGCTGGTTACAACGATAGTGGTGCGGCTAATACCCACGACTATCTCCGCAAGGGTGTTCAAGCAGTTTTGGCTAATATTACTCTTAACAGCAATGCCGTGGTTGACCCCTCGGAAGTGGTAGTTATTATGAATCCGAATACCGCCAAAGCTATCGCTCAAAGTAATGAGGTAACCGATACTGTCAAACAATCGCCATTCGGTTTGGACAGTTTGATGTATAAGGGCGACTTGAACTTTAGCCGTTGGGGCCTTCCTTCCATGTTGTTTGGTGTTGGCGATGTGGTTGTTGAAACTTCGGTTTACAATGCTGCCAATCCTAATAGCTCTGGTACTGGCACACAGCAATTCGTAATGCCTGATGGCGACATATTGTTTTTGGCCCGCCCAGGTGCTATTGAAGGGCAAATGGGTTCTTTCAGTACAGTTCATGGTTACTTCAAAGAAGAAATGACCGTTGAAACCTGGAATGATCCAGTAAATCGTAGAGAAGTCGGTTCTGTAACGAGCGACTTCACCTATGTAGTAGCTGCTCCTCAAACGGGCTATCTCGTAACAAACGCAATCTAATAAACCCTATTAGAGCGTAAATACTAAGGGGTAGGATAGAAATTCCCTATCCTACCCCTTTTTTTTATTGGAGACAGAATGATTTTATTGACTAATGCTGCATTTTTAGAAAGATTTGATTTTAGATTGGTTGGACAAAATCTATCGGATTCAAATATTCCTTATACTTACGCAGATTTAACTACGGGAAGTGCGGTGCAAAAATTAGCCGATATTATTGATGATGCTCAAGGGATGGTAATATCCGCCCTTTATACAGCTTACAAATATACTGCGGATGATTTAGCGGCATTAGACACTGATTCAACCAGTATATTACAACGAATAATTGCCGACATTGCTTTTATTTATGTCGCCTCTCGTAGAGGATTTGACTATAAGAGCAAGATGCCATTGGTAGAAGATAGTTATGAACAATTACAACGATTACGAAATGGCGAGCGGGTGTTGAATATCCCAGGGAATGAAACCAGTGGTCTAACACAAAATGATACTTTAGGCGGTTCATTTATAACTCAGGCTCAGGCTGGGTTGGTCAGCACAGTCACTAGATATTTCCCTGAACCGATTTTTACACAGAACCGATTTTAAGAGGAAAATAAATTATGCAACAATTCCACGTCAACGGCCTCGCAACTTTGCAGGCAAATTTTGGGGATGGTCTTACAAGTGTTGGTTATTCAACTGATGGTGTAACGATTGAATTACATTTTGAAACAGACGATATCCATACCGACAAATGGGGTTCTAAAATGCCCGAAGATATTATGGATTTAGGTCAATGGGCCACCGTCAAGATGCAACTAATTAAATATGATACTACTGCTATTCAAGAATTAGAAAATAGATTAAATTCTACGACCGCTCCTGGTAAACAACCTAATGTGGATGGTAGTGGTAATATTCTGATTGGAACTTTGATGGGGCAATGCAATGCCATGACGCCAATTGCTATTACTCGTGGTCAAAATGTTGGTTGCGAAGGAACACCGCTTGAAGGCGGGTGGCAGTTCGGGGCCGCATATTTGGCTGACATGGATAGTTTCAAAGTCGGCACGAGGGTTACGGTTCACGATCTAACATTTAGATGTCTCCCTGATGCTAGTGGAATTTTATTCTCGGTAATAGCAAGTTCTTAGTGAATTACCTCCACCACAAGGGTGGAGGCTTCGCAGCCAACCGAATGCTCAAAAGTAATATGAGACTTATATTAGGGCACTGCGCTCTAACGTATTTCTCGGTCATTCCGACCGTGCGTAGCCTCTAAGAGGACTTGGTAAGCAAATGTATGCTTAATTGCTTCAACTTGGTTATCGTTGAAGCAGAGCATTAACGCTAAAAATTTTACCCAAGGAACGTATTATCACGCTCAAATTAGTGATAATTTTTACTTGGAACCGTATATTTTTATGTTGTCAAAGAACATGCAACTCAAGTTGCTAATATATTATAGTAGTTTAATTATGAAATTACAACACTAATTTAGTTGGCGGGCATTCATCCTCCACCACAAGGGCTGCCTACGGCAGTATTTCTGCTACGCAGAAATATGGAGGTTTTCTGCCCGCTAATTTATAAGGTTATAGGAAAATAAATTATGCAACAATTCCACGTCAACGGTCTCGCAACTTTGCAGGCAAATTTTGGAACTGGTCTTACAAGTGTTGGTTATTCAAACGATGGTGCAACGATTGAATTGCATTTTGAAACCGAAGATGTTCATACAGATAAATGGGGATCTAAAATGCCCGAAGATGTTATGAATTTGGGTCAATGGGCCACCGTCAAGATGCAGTTGATTAAATATGATACTACTGCCATTCAAGAATTGGAAAATAGATTAAATTACACTGGTGGTTCTATTGGAAAATATCCTAATGTGAATACTAGTGGTCAATCTATGATTGGCACTTTAATGCAGCAATGCCAATATGTAACTGGTATCGCTATTACTCGTGGTCAAAATGTGGGTTGCGAAGGAACACCAGTTGAAGGCGGTTGGTCCTTCCCAGCGGCTTATTTGGCTGACATGGATAGTTTCAAAGTCGGCACGAGGGTTACGGTTCATGATCTAACTTTTCGTTGTTTGCCAGATGCTTCTAGTGGAATTTTATTCTCGGTAATAGCAAGTTCTTAATTTTGTATACCGTCCTCGGCACTGGTAGCCCTAGCTAATTGAACAATTGAGACTTCTTTCTCCGCCCCCATGCACAATCGTGTTGTGC